ATTGTAAGTGAAGCGCCAGAAGCATTATTGACTAGAACATCAAGAACTGCTGTTGAAGATGTGCAACTTGTTGGAGTGTATCCAACTTGTTTCGCAAGAGATACAACACTAGAACGCAAGTCAGCACTATCAAGATACATTTCGTTTGCCAACATATTGGCATTATATGCTAAATAGTGTGTATTATATGCTAGTGTGTCAAGAAGTACAGACATACCCGAACCTTCAAAATTGTAGTCTGTAAATTCGCTTTGTTGTGATAAAAATGTTTTGAGGTTACTTTTGATACCGTCAAAATCTAATTCTGAAATTTCTAGTTTGGTTGCCATGTTATCTTAATCTCTCTAAAAAGGATTCTACTATTACTTCATCTGGATGGTTCTGCACACGAAACGATATTTGAACAGAGTATCCGTTTCTGTCAAACATCGGCTGTGTATGTACTTGAACCAACCTACATCTCGGTTCGTAATTATTAATCAAGTTTTCAATTTGTTTACTAATTATATGATTCATTTGAGGAGTCATCAACTCAAACAACATCGCCCTCAAATTAGAACCAATTTCGGGGTGAAAAGGTTTTTCATAATGATTTGTATTAATCAGATTTCTTACACTTCTTTTTACTGCTTCGATATCTTTTATCTTTTGAATATCTTTCGTTGCAGTATTCTGCTCAAAAGCTAAATTCAGGTCCTTATAAATCTTGGAACTTCTTGTACTTTCATTAGTTTGTGTGGCGTCATATCTTGACATTTAGCAACCTCTCCGTTATGTTTATATTTATAACGATTTAACCAATGTTTACATTAGAAGAACCACCCGCTCTCGTATGAGCACAACTATCAGCATCACCGGTTCTATTAACAGCAGTTCCGCCTGCAAATACAGTTGAACTTCCGTTAGCAGTCGTGGCGCCTGAATGAAGTCCGTGTGTTGTAACTGAAGAACCGTTTACTGAAAGCAATTTACTGTTCGCATAGACAGTAGATTGAGGAACAGAACTAATTGTTCCGCCTCCAGTATTGGCGTCCGTCATTCGTTGAGCAGCTGCCATTATTTCTTAGCGGTTGTTTTCTTAGTAGTTGTTTTCTTTGGTGTTACAGTTTTCACATTAGGTGGGTCATTTTCAACCACTTCTTCTGGATGCTTCACTATCGCAGGTTTAGTTACAGTCATACCTTCAGGAACAATAACAGCACCTGAATCAACCAATGTTTGTCTATTTTCTAGATGTTTCATTTGGTTCGCAGCTTTGTTGCCGCCAGAATATGCTACAGCGTGTCCTTCTCTCATCAACACATCAGCACAATGTTCACCATTCATTGTTCTGAAGTTCCCAAGAATACGACCAAACTTACCTTTCATGTTTTCGCCGTTTTTACTTACTTGTGTTTCTAAAATTGCATCTACCCCCAAAAGTGAAGTTAGTCTTTCTTTAGCCGCAAGACCAAACACCTTTTCAACTCTATCACTTGTTCTTGATTCTGGAGTATCAATTCCCATAATTCTTACTCGTTCATTGCGAAGCCAAACACCAAAACCCAAATCTAAATCAACATCAACAGTATCGCCATCAACCACTTTTAAAATTTTACATTTATACTCGTACATAGTTTTTTCCTTTAATAAAGATTGCTTTAAACTATTTATAATCGCTTGACAATTTTTCCTAAATAATGTATAATACTAACTATGAATGATGAGCGAGTATCTAAGACAAATATTGAAAATGATTTTGTAGCAATATTTGAAAAATATCCGAAATCCATAGAAAAGACGATTTTTATCTGTTTTGAGTTGATTTTAGAATGTTTTATCGTGATTTTGGGCGAAAAAAAGACGATAAGTCTATTGGAACGAGCAAAAAAGGCGGTAAAGACGAAAAATTACAGTCAAATTCCACCAAAACCCCGAAAAACACGCAAAAAGACATCAAAAGCCCCCAAAAAAGTGCGAAAAAGTGCAAAATTGAATTAAATTCAACCTAAGTTGAAAATTTTTCTTCCAAATAATTACACAAGGGCTAAAAAGTAGTGTATAATATGCTTATATTATGATGAAAAAGGGTAAAAAATGTTAAGAAGTCAAATAGTTACAGGATTAATACACAGATTAGTTCAACGCTCAGACTTATGTTGGTCTGAAGTTGTTGATGGACATCCTGAACGAGATACCATAACAGTTTCATTTTGGGGTGATGAGAGTAGGCGAGAAACTGAACGCTCTATATTGCAACAAAGTGGTATACGATTGAGTGAAGTTGAATTATTAAGGGAAGAAGGAGTTGTCTTAGATGTAATATTAGATGATTTCTGTGTCGGCGTTAGGTGTAGTTTAGACCGAGTTTGGTTATTTACAGACTGGACACGCAGTCAAATATTGAGATTTTAAAGGAGAAAATATATTATGAAAAAAGTGAAAACAACAATTTATGCAGATTACAATAAATTTGATATAGCTCTATTAGAGAGTTTTCGTAGTCCTAGTTCACACGAAAGTATGTTCAAGGGAATACCTATGGTATTATATCGTAAGGTAACTCGATTGCTACCTTGCAAAGATAGGCGAATTAAATTTAGGGGTAAAAGCAAACCTGGTTATACTAGACCACAATCTCACACGATTAAAGAATTTGCTGATACTTTTGCAGTATATTACGACAACGACACAATTTTAAACCTAGGGAGACCATAATGAAAACTGAAATCAAATCGCTTGTTGGCAAAATAAAGGAAGACTATGTTAGGTTCGCTACTGCTAATGGCGAAAAAGAACTTACTGGTTGGCACGCCGAACAAGTACACAATTTTGAAAAAAACATTACTATTACAGATGGTAGGAAATATATCAAAATTGTAAGAGATAATTGTGTTTGGGGTTTTATTGTTAAAGAAAACTTTAAACATCTTATAAAGGGCGATATTTTAAAAGCTGCAGGATTTAATGCACCGACTTTAAATCGAGCAAGGGGCAACATATTTGCTCTTGATAATTTAAATGTTAGATGGACGGGGGCCAATTACTTAAAATGAAAAACTGGATAATTATTATATTACTTATTATTAACGCAATTATTTGGAGTAATCTATGACATCACTAGTAGAAGATTCGGTATTAACACCGGAAGAAAATTTTATTGTAGCAATTATTGCTCAAGCAATTGAAGATACTACCTATACAGGCACAGTTAAAGATAAAATCAAATTTAAAATGGATGCGATTAATTGGATTTGTCTTCCAGACCCCGAATTTGTAAATTACTGTAAAATGGTGGGAATGGATCCTGAACCTATACAACAGAAAATAATCAATAATATTGATATGTCGTATACACAAAAACAAAAACTTGAAATCAAAAATAAGGGAATATCTTTATGAGGACCGCAAACGATTATATGAGAGAATCGCAAAAAGAAAGAATCCGAACACACAAAAAATCTCATTATAAATTTTCAGAAGCAGAGATTCTGTTTGATATCAAATCATATATTGATGATACCTATTCTTCACACTATGCTCAAGAACCCAAACAAGCAACAGAACTAATTATTGAAAACGGACACGGCGAAGGATTCTGTATAGGCAATATTATAAAATACGCCCAACGCTATGGCAAAAAAGAGGGGCATAATAAAAATGACCTATTGAAGGTTATTCATTATGCAATTATTCAACTATCACAGGACCACTACAAATGATAATACTAGCATATGCAATTGTTACTTTTGCTCTTATAGGACTATTAAGTAATTTCTTCTTTATTTTCTTTGAAGAAGCGAACAACGAACTAAACAAGGAGTATAAAGATGAATAAACCAAATACCGAACCATTTGCAAAATTCAAAGTTGGCGATAAAATAAGAGGCAGAGATGCTCTTGGTATCGTTGATAGTCAACCAGGCATTGTTCGTGCAATTCATACATCTTATCCGACAGCAGATGATTATGAAGATTTAACTAATCCAGGAATTGTTTATGAAGTACAATTTATGAAAGGTAGTTTTCTTCTAAAAGATTATCAAATGGACTTGCTTGGCAAACAACAACTATTTAATTTTATGTACGACTTTTCTCATATAGCCAAAATGAGAGAACAACAAGAATTTGTAGAACCACTAGAATGAACCAAAATCAAATACATCTCCTTTTAAAAACACACAAAACAGGACTTAAATATCTATGTATTACTACAAAGGATCCTTACAGTTATAAAGGCTCTGGTACTGCATGGAAGAAATACATCAAACTTCATGGTAAAAAAACTAAAGATATTAAAACAGAAATATTATATACTGAAGATATGACTGATGGAAAATCATCTGAAACATTTAGAGAATTTTGTATAGAAACGAGCAAAGCACTTAATATAGTAGAAGATAAAAACTTTGCAAACATTAAGATTGAGGACGGAATTAACGGTGCATACGGACACTCTTTAGAAAAAAGAATTGCAAAAAGAATTGAAAAACTATATGAGTATGATAATGTTATAGAATTAAAAGAAAAGGAGTGGATTAAAAAAACTACTGAATATAGTGATATAAGTCATAACACCAAAGATGATTCAAAATTTCTATCTAAAACAATATCAGATTTATTATCTGTTCTATCTCCTAGACAAGCACTAGTTTTAAAGTTACGATTTGGAATCGGT